GAATAAAACAAGAAAAAAAAGAGAAAATAAACAAAATGGTGGAATAAAAGTAAAAACATCAGCTCCAAAACAGAGGGATAATACGTTGAAAAAAAAATCTATACTGAATATGATACGACAACATCAAGAAGATAAGTATAGAAAATTATTCAATGAAAAAAACAAATTGAATAATGAAGTTAAAAGTGAAATAGATAATATTAGTCAAATTGATAGTGATTTTGAACAATCGAAGAATTATTTATTAAAATTAGCAGAAGAAAATGAAGTAAAACAACATAGTTTAAACAAAACATTAAAACAATATCCTTCTATATTAAATAATAATAATAATTATAATAATTCTTTACTATTTCATCCTAATATCGAACCTTACGAAAACGTAAATTTAGATTTTCATAATGATAATATTGAAAATATAACACCGATTACTATAAAACCGAAACTACAGAGTAATTATAATCAACCTAATTATGGTTGTTTAAAAAATGGAAGTTTACCAACATATCGTCAATATATTAACAATAACACTCAAAAGAATTTTTCAAATAATGTGGAGAACAGTGTATCAACCAATCGCTATCAAGTTTTAAATAATTCACATATACAAAATGTTCCAGAAATTTTAATACATTCTAATCAAGATAATAATAATACTACACAAATAGAACATAATAGAGATAATAATATTATAGAACATAAAATCGATGAGAACATACAAAAAATGAGTGAAATGAAACAAATGATGTCAAAATTACAGGCTATCAAAAACAACAATTATAAAAAAATAATGAAACAAAAAAAAACTATTCGCCGAAGTTATAAAATTGGAAAATCAAAGATATTACCAAAAATATCAGTGCTTGTTTCAAATAGAACAATACGGAATAACATCACTACAAAATCACAGTTATTAAAACAAGATTCTATTAATGATATAAAAAGGTATTTGGTAAAACGAGGATTAATTAAAATCGGTTCTAGTGCACCAAATGATGTTTTGCGTAAAATGTATGAATGCTCATCGCTTATTTGCGGTGAAGTTCAAAATCATAATCCCGATAATTTATTACATAATTTTTTGAATGATAAAGAAGAATTATAGTTTTATTGTAAAGTTTATCGTAATCTTTATTCTAAAGTAAAATATAATAATATAATTCCCGTTGCTGTTATTCCAGTTAAATGAATTATAAAATAAATATTATTATATTTTTCGTTTATTTCTTTTAGTTCTTTTAGTTCATCTATATCATCATCTTTTTTTTGGTCATTATAATTATAATTATAAACATAATATTTATTATAATTCGTTATATTTTTTTGGATAGGTTCTTCTATATCTAATTCACAAAAATGCCCATAATCATTATCTTCATTTTCGTCAGTTTCGTTATTTTCTTCATCACCTATATTATTAATATTTGTTAAGTTATTGTAATACTTATTTTGCCTTATCAACATTCTCATAAAAATATTATATTTGATTGTTTTATATATAATTATAATAATATAAATATATATTTCTATAATTATTAGCAATCAATTTTATAAAATATGAGTAAAAAAATGAATATAGATAAATCAAAGGATAGTGGAGAAACAAATAAAATTACAAAATATTATTTTGATTTAACAAAAGAATACAGTGAAAAGTATGGCAAAAAAACAATTGTATTACTACAAGTTGGAGCTTTTTTTGAAGTATATGCTTTAAAAGATGAAAATGGAAATATAAGTGAAAGTCAAATTGAAGAATTTTGTAATATTTGTCAATTGAACATTGCTGATAAAAAATTATCATATTGTTCTAAACAAGTATTGATGGCAGGGTTTCGAGATTATGTATTAGACAAGAATTTACAAAAAATTACTGATTATGGATATACAGCAGTAGTATATGTACAAGAAAAAGATGATAAAAATATCAAACGCGTATTACATGGTATATATTCAGCAGGAACATATATTTCTTGTGAAACTGAAAGTTTACCACAATTAACGAATAACATCATGTGTATTTGGATAGATACTTATAAACCATTAGATAAAAACAATCAAATTACAATTTCAAAAACACGAGATAGTATTATTTATGGAGTTTCTACTGTAAATATTTTCACTGGCAAATCAACTATGTTTGAATATCAAACTCCATTTTTATTAAATCCAACTACATTTGATGAATTAGAACGATATGTATCGGTATTTTCTCCAAGTGAAATTTTATTAATATCGCCATTAGATAAAAAAACAAATAATATGATATTACAATATTCTGGTGTGAAAACAAATGCAATACATATGTTTGATAGTAAAGATGAAACAAATTTAAATGTTTTGAATTGTAGTAAACAGAAATATATACAGCACATTTTATCTAGTTATTATGGTGAAGAAATATTAAATATTTGTAGCGAATTCCAAACAAATATAATGGCTACACAATCATTTTGCTTTTTGATGAATTTTTTACAAGAACATAATACAAATTTAGTTCGTAATATTTCTATACCAGAATTTAACAATAGTTCAGATAGGATGACATTGGCAAATCATACATTAAAACAATTGAATATCATAGACGATTTATCAATAGACAGTAAGAAAAATGGTAATTTATCATCTGTTTTATCTTTATTGAATAAATGTTGTTCTCCAATTGGTCGCCGTATGTTTCAATATCAATTATTAAATCCTACTACAAATGTTGAATGGTTAAATAATGAATATTCTATAACCGAAACAATGCTTTTACCTGATAATTCTCATTTTATAGATATGTTTAGAAAAAATTTAACTCAAATTCGTGATATTGAGAAAATATGCAGACAATTGGTATTAGCGAAAGTATATCCTTCGTCAATATATTATTTATACAGAAGCGTTTATATTATAAAACAAATCAATGTTTGCTTAGCTGAAAATATGAATATTTGTCAGTATTTATGTAATGATTTTGTATTGGACAATATGAATTCTAATACATATATTGATACTTTATGTAATAATTTATTGCTTTTTTTAGATAATATGTTAAATATTGAAGATTGTAAATCGATTAATTCGCTATATTCATTTGAACAAAATATTATCAAGAAGGGAATTTATAAAGAATTAGATGATTTATTAAAACAACAAGAAACAAAGACTTCTTTATTTGAATGTATAAAATTAAAACTCAATTTATTGATGCATAATAATGGTCAAAATCCTGATACCGAATTTGTAAAAACTCACCAAACTGATAAATCAGGATTATCATTACAAATAACAAAAACTCGAGCAGTTACTATGAAAAACATTATAAAGAAAATATTAGCAAGCAATCCAGATTATTATATTGATATGCCAGAATTAACAACTCTATTTTATTTAAAAGATATTAAATTTACAAACGCATCTACAAGCAATGAAGAGATAGAGTTGCCTTGTTTGAATAAGATATGTAAAGAAATGCTAATGTATAAAGACAAAATTAACATATTAATGTGTGAAAAATATATGGACTTTTTGAAACAATTAGAAGTAAATTGGTTCGATACATTGGAAATATTAGCAAAATTTATTGCGAAAGTAGATGTATTACAATGTAAAAGTTATATTGCTAAAAATTATAAATACTGTAAACCGGAAATTTGTGAAACTGGTTCTCAAAAGTCTTTTGTAAATGCCATTGAATTAAGACATTGCTTAATTGAACATATACAACAAAATGAAATTTATGTTACAAATGATATTAAGTTAGGAAATATAGGAAATAATAGAGATGGTATCTTGCTTTATGGAACGAATGCCGTTGGAAAAACAAGTTTAATACGTGCATTAGGAATTGCTATTATTATGGCACAAGCTGGATTGTATGTTCCTTGTTCTCAATTTCAATATAAACCTTATAATGCAATTTATTCCAGAATTTTAGGAAATGATAATATTTTTAAAGGATTATCTACTTTTGCAGTTGAAATGTCAGAATTAAGAATTATATTGAAAATGGCGGATAGTAACAGTTTAATTTTAGGCGATGAATTATGTTCGGGAACTGAAACAGAAAGTGCATTAAGTATTTTTGTAGCAGGATTGATGGATTTACACGAAAAACACAGTTCATTTATATTTGCTACACATTTTCACGAAATTATTAATTATGATGAAATTAAATCATTAGACCGCATATCATTAAATCATATGTCAGTTATTTATGACCGCGAAAAGGATTGTTTAATATATGATAGAAAGTTAAAAGATGGACCAGGAACAAAAACATATGGATTGGAAGTTTGTAAATCATTATATTTGAACGAAGAATTTTTAGAAAAAGCATATTCTATTCGAAATAAATATTTTCCTGAAACTCGTGGTGAATTATCAAAAAAAACGACTATATATAACCCAAATAAAATTCGCGGTATTTGTGAAATGTGTAAAAACGAAATAGCAGAAGAAACACACCATATTGTGGAACAACAAAGTGCCGATAGTAATGGATTTATTGGTCATTTTCATAAAAATCATAAAGCAAACTTAATGGCAGTTTGTGGAAATTGTCATGATAAAATACATCATGATAATTCATTTGATATTAAGCAACGGAAAAAAACTACGAAAGGTTATGATTTTGTTTGATTTTATACCAGTGAAGGTTTGAAACCGCACCCTACGGGGTGCTATGGTTCAAATTGTAACTGGTAACTTAGTTGAAGCTTCATCATCAGCGCGGATTGAAATCTTCAACGGCGTAAATATCATTTACAATTTCCATAACATTTACCTTGGAAATAATAGAAATCTTTATTTCGGATAAATACATCACTATAGTTGGCTTTCATATATGGTCCATTTTCATTGCCTGAAACACAAGTAGAACCGCCTAATAAAACACAGCAAGATGTTGAACCACATTTATTTTTATTAGTAGACCTACACATTTCTTCTAATTTATCAGGATTATTTTTATAAGATGTGCAAAACCCAGCTAACATAGAAGGTGTATCTTGCACTTTTTTAAAGTTACTCATACCAGTAGTTTTACTTAAATAAACGCTATCTTCATAATTAGGAACATAAGAAGATGCGCCAAAACGATAACTTCCTGGTTGGTAATACGTAATAGAACCTTGAATTTCAGGAACAGTCATTATAATTGTATTACCGTTTTGGTCTTTTACTCTAACTGAATTGCTCGATAACCCGTATTTTGCGTCTTCTTCACTTTTGATAGTATTGATATCATCGTGGTATTGAACATCATTAAATACAATGCCATTGAATTTATTTTGGTCAAGTCGCAATGTATTATCATAAGCAGTTTTAGTTGGAAGATTATCTTCATATATTTTGTTATAATCTTTATTTGATGTTTCTACATTATTTCCAGAACCAGCAAATCCAGAAGAGAAACCGCGTTCGATAGTTTGATTTTTAGCATTCTTCGCATATGCCTGAGCCTGTGTTTCCAAACCTTCTTTTGTTTTAATAAAAAAATAACTCATTGCTAAATTTATTATAATTATTGCTAATAAACAAATTATTAATATTGTTTTTTTATTCATTATATTATTTATATATATCGAGAATAAAAAATTGAATTTATAAAATAAGATAAAACTAATTATATTTATAATTTATATAAAATGATTATTCCTATTAAATGTTTTACTTGTGGTAATGTTCTTGCTGATAAATATCGATTTTATTTAGCGGAAGTTCGTCGTAGAAATAAAGTTTCGCAAGGTATGATTGACAAGGTAGTTTATTTATCTAAAGAAAATATGGATAAGACAACTCATGGCATAGTTTTAGACGAGTTAGGGTTAAATAATGTATGTTGCAGAAGACATATGTTAACACACGTTGATATTGAATAAATACAAAAAGGACAAAAATAATATGTTATTTTTTTTATGTAATGAATAATATATATGGTAAACAATAAATCAAAAAAATCTTCACAAAAATTACGAAAATTACGAAAATCAAAAGTAAAAACTTATCGTAAACGATTTAGTGGTGGTTATGGACCTACTAATTTTAGTGAATTATCAACAAAAACTTATTATGCAACAAATAATTACAATGATGACCCTAATAATCCAACTATTATGCAAACAGAACGACTATCAAATCCAGTATTGCGCGGCGGTAAAAAACGAGTAAATAAATCCAGAAAAATGAATAAATAAATTTGTAGCGTTAAAATATCCTATAGCAAATAATATTTTTTTCTATTAATAATATATCTTAATGGCAATTGTTGGATTAAAGAACCTATGCACACCATCTTATGTATATTTAGTAATATCAATTATTGGATTAATTGTAATGGCTATTCATAATTATGGAAATTTTAATATGTATTGTTTAGGCAGTTATAGCTGTAATGTATCAAGCACTGGTCTGATTTTCATTATCAAACTTCTATATATTTTATTTTGGACTTGGATTTTGAATTTAATTTGTAAAGCAGGCGCTACTCATATTGCTTGGATATTAGTAATATTACCTTTTTTATTATTTTTTGTATTGTTATCTCTATTAATGGTTTCTAATACTACCTTACTATAATTTTCATATTATAATATATTATTACATATTATAATGACAACAATAAAAAATAAAAATAAAAAAAATATTACAATGAAAAGTAAAAAGAAAACAATCATTCAAGGTAATATTATTGAAGAAAAAGATGGATGGATTGTTGCACATATATTTGGAGAACCTTATGAAAGAGGTTTCGCTCATGGTTATTTATTAAAAAATGAATTGAAAAAGGTTCTCAACGTGCTTCCTTTTATTGTGAAAGAACAATTAAATGTTTCAATTGAAAAATTTATAAATAAATCAAATAAATTAATCAAACCAAAAATCAAAAAATATTTTCCTGAATTTTATACTGAATTACGAGGCATTTGTGATGGCGCCAAATATGGTAATATTGATATATCATTGGATTTTTTAATATCTTGGAATGCGCTACTTAGTTTATATGATGTTTTTAGTAATAATAAAAAAGAACGATGCAGCGCGTTTATTGCTTGCGGCAATTCTACTGAAAATGGAGATATTATAATGGGACATAATACACATAGTGATTTTGCTACTGGGCAATTATTAAATATTGCGTTATATATTACTCCTTCTAATGGAAATTCATTTGTAATGCAAACATCCCCTGGGTTTATAGCAAGTAGTTCGGATTGGTTTATATGTAGTAGTGGAATTATTGGATGTGAAACGACTATTGGCGATATTAACTATACACCAAAATTCGGAACACCATTTTTTTGTAGAATTCGACAAGCAATGCAATATGGTAATGATTTAGATGATTATATAAAAATAATGATAGATAAAAATGCTGGCGATTATGCTTGTTCTTGGCTTTTAGGCGATATAAGAAATAATGAAATTATGCTATTTGAATTAGGTTTAAAAGAGAAAAATATTCAACGAACAAAAAATGGAGTATTTTATGGTATGAATTCAGCCATTAGTAAGAATTTAAGAGAAAATGAAACTACAGATAAAGACTTTGATAATTTATCTACTTCATCTGGTTCTCGTAATGCAAGATTGAATGAACTTTTGAACAAAAAATATTATGGCTCTATTAATTTAGAGAATTCAAAAAAAATATTAAGTGATCATTATGATATGTTTTTGAAAAAAAATATATTGAATTCAAAAGGTATTTGTAAACATTTAGAATTAGATGGAGAACCTGAAAAGAAAACAATAAAACCGTTTTATCCATTTGGTTGCACAGATAGTAAAATTATAAATAGTGAATTGGCTTATAGTTTATCTTTTTTAGGAAAAATGGGATGTGGTTGTGGAGAACCATTTATTGTAAAAACATATATCAAAGAACATCCAGAATTTGAAAACTGGGGAAAAGTTCTCCAAGATAGACATAACCAAAAATGGTTGAAAATACAAAAAATAAAAATTATCAATTCGTAAATTTGCATTTTTAATATTATATTATATTTATATAATACAATATGAAAATTGTAGATTGTTTCATATTTTCAAATGAAGTCGACTTATTGAAATATAGATTAGCCATATTGAACCGCGTTGTTGATACATTTATAATTGTAGAAGCAAGACATACATTTTCTGGCGTAGCCAAAGACCTTTCTTACGAAAAAAATAAAAAATTGTTTGCTCAATATGCTGATAAAATTATCCATATTATAGTAGATTTACCATATAAACAACCTAATATCAATTTTAGTGAAGAAGAACAATGGAAAAATGAGCATTTCCAACGCAATGCTATTCAACAAGGGTTAGATAAAATTGTATTAGAACCAGATGATTATATTATTTTATCAGATGCTGATGAAATACCTGACCCGGTTACTTTAGAAAAAATAAAAGATTTTGACCCAGGGTTTGAAGCAGTTAGATTGGAACAAGATTATTACTATTATAATTTATCCAGTAAATTTGTAGATAAATGGTATTATTCCGTTATGTTAAAATATAGTCATTATTTAACTTCTCAATTGACGCCACAAGATTGTAGACACGCGCCAAAATTTGGTATTTTAAATAAAGGAGGTTGGCATTTGAGTTATTTTGGCGATGTTTCATTTATACAAAAGAAAATCAAAAGTTTTTCACATCAACAATATAACACAGAACCATATAATACAGCTGATAATATAAAGGAATGTATTAAAAATTCAACTGATTTATTTAATAGAGATAAAAAATATCATTCTATGGTGAAAGTCCCTATTACAGAAAATGATTATTTACCACCAGAATGTTCTACATTATTAAAAGCTTTTTGTAAATAAATTTATATTTTTATGTATACTATAATGGTATAACTGTTTGTTTATTATGCGCATTATCATTATTTCCTGATTTTGAACTATTTTCGTGATATGAATCTAACATTTCAGCTTCATCAATATAACTACCCGATTTTATTTTAGCTATATCAGACATCATTTTTTTTGACATTGTCTTATTCATATTCTCAACCGCATTTATTAATGTTGATAAAACATTCAATGAAATACCTATCCATATTAATTTTATTATATCTTTTATATTTTCATTATCTATATTATTATTTTTATAACTGATTGCTATTGTAGTTATAAGAATTGATGAATAATGACATAAGTAATATATGTATCTTAGTTTGATATTACAATTATTTATTTGTTGTCTTTTTTCAATAAATCGTTGTAAATCATTGATTTTATTATCATCAAATATTTTTTGAATTTTCTTAGAAATTGTAGACATCTTATATTTATAATATTCGGTATTATTTTTTTTCTAAAATAAATAAAATGTGTTTACAAAAAAATACAATTGTTAAATACAATTTTATTAGAAGCAACAACTGCCATATTCTTTAACTACTATAGGAGCTTGATAATCATCGTCGCTATTATAATTATCATTATCATTACATAATAATCTCATCTCTTTTGGATTTTTTAACTGTAATAGTTTTACACAAGCATCAATTATTTTTTCAAAAGATACTAATAATTCTTTATTATTCAAATTATTGTCTTGAATACATACACTAATTATAAATCTCACAATATAACCACATATTTCAGCTGTTAATTCAATATGTTTTTGAAATTTAAAATTCATTACTAATATTATATTGTATATTTTGGATATAATTATAATAATTTCATAAATATCATTTGCCTCTATTCCATTATTTGTAATATCTGTAATATTTCTTATTACAATGTTCTCTATACTTATTATAAATTCTGGATTAACTTTTATTATACTTTTTATAACAGACATACTGTATTGAGTTAATCTATTTGTGAATGTATCTGTTAAATTTTTTATTTTTATAATCTTTTCTATTTTTGTTATAACATTATTTTTTGTTTTTATTATTTTGTAATCATCCCTTTGCATTTCTAATTTACTATTATTTTCATAATGATATTCATCGTGATATTCCATTATATAATAATCTAAATATTATATAATTCTAAAAATATATTTATA